GAATATCACACACATGATACAACAGATGATGCGGTTATTGAAGATATTTGGAACAGAACAAACGGAAATCATATTCCTTTTATATTTAGTGTTGATAATGCTAGTGCTGGAGATGGAGCAGAATCAGAACACATCTTTGCTAGATTCGATCAAAATTCCCTAGAAATGCAACAAGTTGCCTTAGATACTTTTAACATGAATCTAAAAATAGTTGAGGAGTTTTAAGGGGCTAGTATGCCCCTTGTAACAAGCTAAAGAACAAATACAATATTATTTGTTTTTTTAATATATAATATAATGAGAAAAAATAATTTAAAATAAATCTAGGTTTTTTCATTATTTGTTTTTATACTTAGGGGAGATGATAAATAAAATAAATAATAATTCAAACAGCCCTCTAGCGATATTCCTACTTCGTTTATCATCTCCAGTTAGAGGGTTGTTATAATCTTGGAGATGATTATGGAATTAAAAATAAACCAAACTAAAAAAGAAAAAAACTGGGATGATTCTGCTTTAAATATAATCACTAGAACTAGTAAAGAATCTGTAGCAATTCAAACTATATATAGATATGCTCCAGAAACAAATAAAACAATGACCTACACAGCCTTTAAAGAATGGAGAAATAGCATTGAAGCGGAAGGGGGTAAGTAATGAGTAAGATGAAATCACTAGTTACAGATCTTGGATGGGATGGAGCAGAGAGGTATTTAAACCAGATCAGAAAAGATAAAAAGACTTTAGTCAAACTAGCAAAGTTAATGAAGAAGGAAAAGCAAAATGCCAAATAGACCAAAGTCTGATGAACAGAAAAATATAGAGAAAATTCACTCTATGGTTTCTGGGATTTATCAAAATACAGAATTAGAATATGATATGCTTATGCACCATGAATTAATAGATAACCTTAAATCAATATCTATTAAAGTTGAAACAATATTAGAATTTTTAGATAGAAAAAAAGTAAGTGCTATCATAAACGCTTTTAAAAAGGGAGATGGATCTATTTGTGAAAATTGTAATGCAGATAGTTTAATACAATTTTGTAAATCATGCGATGATAACAACTTCGCTAAACACATGAGGAGATAATGACACTACCTAAAAAAATAAAGCTAGAAAAACCAGAAGGAATGAGTACAATCAGATTTCAGATTATTACTGAAAGGATTGTAAAAGATTTAGAGGAACTAGGAGTTAAGGTTGAAAAATCAGAATAGCGTACCTCATAACTGTAAGTATCATGCGGAAATAAGAATAGAAACAGAACGAGCATTTAAATATGTTACTGCTGTTGGTGAGTCTATTATTGAACTGGTTGAAGATATAGAAATGGAGATGAAATTAAACGAGCATAGACAACCAGAACTAGAGGCAGCTTATTTAAATCCTAATACAAAAAAAGTAGATATAACATGGAAAATCAAATCACTAATCGAGGGGAGATAATGGATAAACTAGAACTATGGATAGGAACTTTTACATACTATTTAAACAAGATAGCACCTTATATGCTTACAGCGGTGTTATTAAATCTTATGTTTCAATTAGTAAGAATGATGCTTAATGTATAAGGCAGAATACAATGAGATTATTAGATGCCTTAGAATCATAAGCAGAGAACAGGCACAAATCTTAGATCGCTTAAAAAAGATCGAGATTAAAAACAGGATTCCAGATAAGTTGATGTCAATGAAAGATATTAGAATTTACTCTGGTTTATCTCAATCTACTATAATAAGAGCAATAGAAGCTGGTCTATTAACTCCCCTTAGAAGCGAAGGGAAAAAACTATTTACACAAAACTGTGTAAATGATTGGATCACAAACAGGAGCAGAAAATGCAAGAAACCAGCAGAATAGCATATAAGCAGATCCACGATGAAGGAATCAGCACAAACCAAAAAGAACTCATTTATAATCTTTGTTTAGGTTATCCAGATGGGTTAAGTTTAAGGGAAATCGGTAAGAAAACCAGTATAGATATAAACGCTGTATCTGGTAGAGTCAATGATCTTAAAAAAGTTGGCTTACTTACTACAATAGAAAAAAGAAACTGTAAGATCACAGGCAGATTAATCAGCCCTGTAATTACATTAAACTAGGGAGCAGTATATGGCTTTTTTACAACTAAAAAAACAGTATCATAGTAATAAACCAATAAAAATAAGACTAGAGCAAGATCCTAAGAACATAAATGGATTAGCTAAAAGTTATAATGATAAAACATGGCTAGAGTTTAGGATTCAAGCTGTAAACATAGGGGATAGCTACTTTGCAGCACCTTATGGAGATAAAGATCCATTTGAAATAAACACAGGACAATCATTTGAATTTGTAATGTCTGAAAAGCTATTTAATAAAATAAATGATTATCAGATAGATGAATCTATACTTATTGAGATGGTAAACAATGGTGAAAAAATGTTCTGGAAGGTAGAACCAACATCTGCTGATACTAAGGCAGTTCAAAACTCAAGCCCAGTAAACAATAATAGATCCTTAGATATAAAATGGGGAATGGCTTTTAATAATGCGACAAGATTAGTATCAAACTTAGATATAGAACTAAGTAAAAAGGTTAATAAAATCGCAAGTATTATGCCAGAAATGTTCAAAATAGCTTGTTTAATGGAAACCTCATTAGATGAAACTCAAAAAGAAGAACAAAAAGTACAGGAGAAATTAGATGATCTCCCCTTTTAAAGAAAAACCGCCTCAAAAAGTCAGTTTAATTCCATTCTATAGAGATTTATTAAATACAGGAAAGATTAAAGAAGAAGGGGCAGCACATAACCGATTGAAACAGTTGATACTAAAACAGTTTGAAAAAAAACGAAAAAAATCAATTAAGTAAACTTCTTAGGGAGTTAGTTCTTGCAAGGGATAAGTATTGCTTGAGGTGTGGAAAAACTACTGCTCTGCACACTAGTCATATTTATCCCAGAGGCAAGTTCCCAAAGATGCAATTTGAGCCAGAGAATGTTAAGGCTTTATGCGTAGGATGTCATCTTTACTGGTGGCATAAACATCCGATAGAGGCTAAAGAATGGGCGATTAAAGCACTAGGTAGAGCAAGGCTTAACCGATTAAAAAAACGCTCTAATACGATAGATAAATCGCTATGGGATTTTAAAGAAATAAAAGCTAAATTAGAAAAAGAACTGGAGAAATACTAATGGCTAAAAGATTTACAGATACCGAAAAATGGAAAAAATACTGGTTCAGAACTTTAAGCAACGATCATAAGATCTTCTGGTTTTATTTACTAGACAACTGCGATCACGCTGGGATCTGGGAGGTAGATTTTGACCTAGCTGATTACTTTTGCAAAGGAATTGATGAGCAAGAAATAAGACAAGTATTTAATAAACAATTTATTGAATTTGCTAACAAAAAAAGATGGTTTATAAAAGATTTTATAGATTTCCAATATGGTGAATTAAAAGAAAATAATAGGATGCACAAGTCTGTAATTAGTAAACTAACAAAACATAATTTAATAAAATTTATGGGGCTTACTAGCCCCTTACAAGAGGCTAAAGAACAAGAACAATATAAAGATAAAGTAAAAGTAAAAGAAAAAATACAAGAAAGGGAGTCAAAATTTAGTTTAGAAGCAAATAGTTATGTAGATTCTAAAGGTTATGATAAGAATGAAATAGATAAATTTGTTAGTTATTGGACTGAAAAAAATAAATCTGGATCAAAGATGAAATTTGAGATGCAGCAAACATTTGATATAAGTAGAAGATTATCTAACTGGATGAGCAACAAAAAAGAATGGAAGATAGATAAGCCAGTAGTAGAAAATAAATTTAAGAAAACTAAAACAGGATTATACATAGCTTACTGTAATAAATGTGGTAAGAAAAACTATCCCAATGATTACCAACTTAAACAGCAAAGCTGTTGTGGAGTTGAGTTTGTTCCTAACCCACCAGAGCCAGATAAATACAACCAGCCAAACAAAGACAAAGAAATTTTAGCAAGGATATTAAATTAATGGAATATTTTGATTTTTTTGAATTTAAAAAAAAGACAAGAAAGACTACATACAAAACTAGAGATAAGATGGACTCTGTTCTGGCAGATGAAAATATCAACTATTGTAAAAAATGCAATAGGTGCTGGGAGATTAGTTATATAGCTGCCAAGAATGATAAGCATAAACAGGATAAAGATTGCTATATTAAATACTATGTAGATTTCCCTAAATATGGAAAAAAGAAAACCATTTGCAAGTGGTGTAAGGAGTAGCTTATGAATTGCCCTAAGTGTCACAATGGGGATGTCGTTAAAAAAGGTTTTCAATATACTAAAGGAGTAGCAGTTTCCCAGAGGTATAAATGTAAGAGATGTGAAAAGCAATTTAACGAATATTTTCACGACAGGGCAAAAGATTACAAAGACCAGATGCCAAATATATTAATCTTTGACATAGAAACTAGCCTTATGGAAGTTTATGTCTGGGGATTATATAAGCAGTTCATTAGTCACAATAACATCATCAAAGATAATAAAGGTAATTACAAAACTTGGTTCATGTTGTCCTATGCAGCTAAATGGCTTTATGATGATAATATTATAAGCGACATAATCACACCAGAAGAAGCAATAAACAGAGATGACAAAAGAATATTAAAAAGCATCTGGAAGCTACTAGAAAGAGCAGATATTGTAATCGCTCATAATGGAGATAGATTTGACCTAAGAAAAATAAATGCTAGATTTGTATCTAATGGTATTCTTCCGCCTACCAGCTTTAGGACTATAGACACTTTAAAAGTGACCAGAAGGGAATTTGCTTTTGAATCATTTAAACAGGATTTCCTTACAAAGAAATTTAAGCTACAAGAAAAGAAAGAAACTGGCGGAATAGATCTCTGGATAGAAGTACAGAAAGGCAATCAAGAAGCTATAGATAAAATGCTAGATTATAATATCCATGATGTAAAAGGCTTAGAGGAAATGTATTTAAAGATAAGACCTTATATTAAAAATCATCCTAATCTGGGAGTCTTGTTAGATGAAGATGTTTGCCCTAATTGTGCATCACCTAATTTACTAGAAACTGATTCGGAATATTTTACATCAGCAAACAGATTCCCTGTTCTTAGATGTGGCGATTGCCATACGCCTTATATTAGACATAAGAAAAATTCAAGTACACGATCCACAAATTACAGGAGTGTACCAAAATAATGCCCTTTCAAATAAATAATTTAGAAAAAAAATTGCTTATAATTGGTTGGCTTACCAATGGAAAGGGCTAAACATTAAATGGAGATGATAAAATGAAGATATTGAACTTATATGCCTGTTTAGGCGGTAATCGTTACAAGTGGGGTGATGAACATGAAATAACTGCTGTTGAACTTGATCCAGAAGCAGCTCGATTATATCAAGAAAGATTTCCTAGTGATAAGGTAATAGTCGCAGATGCTCACCAGTATTTACTAGATCATTATAAAAAATTCGATTTTATCTGGTCTAGTCCGCCATGTCCTACTCATAGCAGAATTAATATTAGCCAATATACACGACCAAACTATAAAATGAAATATCCCGACATGGGATTATATCAAGAAATAATTTTTTTAAAACATTATTTTAATGGAAAATACTGTGTTGAAAATGTAATTCCCTTCTATGACTTATTAATTAATGGTCAAAAAAGAGGTCGCCATATCTACTGGACTAATTTTAATTTGCCTGGCGTTTTAACAGAAAGAAAAAATCCAGATTTAAGTAGGACTCCAGATTTAATTAATGTCTTATCACAATTCCATGATTATGATTTTTATAAATATAAAGGAAGCCAAAGTCGAGCAAAAATGGCTAGGAATTTAGTTGATTATGAAGCTGGAAAAGTTATTTTAGATACAGCGATGGGAATAGAGAAAAAAATGAATATTAAGCAAGTTTCACTATTAGATTAAACAAGGAGAGCAATATGAGATATTATTTTGAAGCATTATTTAGCACAGAGTATTTTCCTTACTGGGAGTTTACTATTCTTTGTGTATTAATAATGAATTTATCAATGATTATCAGACTACATAGGATTGAGAAAAAACTTAATGGGAGCAAAAAATGATATTTACACTAGACATTTATGAATGGATTTTAAATTTTATGTTTTTAGGTATGGGAGTTGCGATCTGGTCACTAGGTATATCAGCCAGTATCAGCCTTGTACTATACACATTAAACAAAGTATTAAACACATGAGGTAAAAATGGAACAAAAAACAGAGCCTTGTCCTTTATGCGGAAAGGAAGAAGATAGCTGGGAAAATAAAATTAAAGAAAAAAAACAAGAAGAAAAACATCTTAAAGCATTTATAGCTGGAAGGGAATCTATAAAAGTATTATCAAAGCGAGAAAATGAAGTAATTGATTGTTTTTTTAATAAAGGGATAAACGATTTTAGAATGATAGCTACATTATTAAGAGTTTCACCAAGTGCGATAGAAACTTATTATGATAGGGCTATGGATAAACTTATGGACATGGATTTTGAATTATGAAAGTAGAAGATTTTTTTAAATTAAGTGATGAACTTTTAGATGGCTGCAAAGAAATACAAATAGAGAAAGGGCGAGAATATACTGTTGATGATGGAAAAGATTCAGTAGACAAATTTGCTAATTTTAAGAGTATAGGTGGAAGATTAAAACTAGATCCTAAATTAATTCTTATGGTATATTTACTAAAGCACATGGATAGCCTTAGAACTTATGTTTTATATGGCAGAGAAGGATCAGAAAGCATAAAAAGTAGAATACAGGATGCGATTAACTATTTAACTATGTTATATGGTATGATAGAAGAAGAAAAAAATGAAAGTAATTAGTTTAGGTTTAGGAGTACAATCAACCGCTGTTTATATGATGAGCAGTTTGGGAAGATTACCCAGAGCGGATCATGCGGTATTTGCAGATCCAGCAGCAGAATTGCCTAGAACTTATGAAATCCTAGAATATCTAAAAGACTGGGCTAAGTATAATGATGGGATTCCTATTCATGTGACTAGAGAAAAAAATTTATTACAGGATATATTGAAAGGAACAAACTCAACTGGTCAAAAATTCGCATCAATACCAGCTTTTTCAGAAAGTGGTGGAATGGTTCGCAGACAATGCACAAGCGAATATAAGATCCAGCCAGTAATGAAAAAGATAAGAGAATTACATGGCTTAAAGTTTAGGCAGAGGATGCCTAAGACAGAAGTCTGGTTAGGAATTAGCTTAGATGAGATCCAGAGAATGAAGGTAAGTCAGTTACCTAGAGTAGACTACTACTACCCACTTATAGAAGAAAGAATGTCGAGAGGTGATTGTTATAAGTTTTTTAAAGAAAAGAACTTTCCTATCCCAGATAAATCAAGCTGTGTATTTTGTCCTTATCATAGTGATAAAAACTGGAAAGATTTAAAAGAAAATCATCCAGAACAATGGGATCAATGTATAGAGGTAGATGAAGCGATCAGAGATTCAAGTAAGCGAGGGCTAAATGATAAGATGTATCTACATAGATCACTTATTCCATTAAAAGATATTAAGTTTGCAGATCAACAAGAGTTGTTTATGTGTGAAGAAGGATTCTGTGGGTTATAATTTTGTAGTGTGCTAAGTCTAGCAATACTTTAACTTATAAGCAATTAAGCCACTATTTTGTAGTGGTTTTTTTGTATATATAGAGGGGCGATCTTCCCTCACTCGTTCAAAAAAGATACTAAATGATGAGAAGGGCGATAGAATGGAAATAGATCATAGGTTTGTCGGCAAACCAAACAACTATGAAAACAAACACTCCAGATACAGAGGGAAATACGCTGAATGTTGAGTTAGTAGGAATTAAGAACCTAAAGACTACTCACAACTGGAGATTAGAATTTGATGTTTATGAAATTGATTCAAGTGAAGTAAAACATTTAATGGATAAACTTAATAAGCCTTTAATGATGGCTTTAGTTCCTATAGATGAATAAAGAAACGCCCAACAAACGCCCTAATCATAAAGAAAATGGTGATTTTGCCAAAGGTAATACGCTTGGAAATAGATGGAAGAAAGGCGAGTCTGGTAACCCAAATGGAAGGCGAAATGCTTATACTGATTTAATCAAAGATTTTAGCTTTACAAAGGTAGGCGATAAAGAAAGAAGAAGTATTATTGTAGGAAAGTTATTTCAGTTAGCAGAACGAGGGGATCTAAATAGCATAAAGTTTATAGTAGAAAGGTTAGAGGGTAAGAGCAAAGAAACTAGGGAAGTAACTCACAAGAGCGAACCTATACAAATAATGAACATTGATTAATTGGACTTTAGACACCAAACGAAGGGCAATAATAAAACATCCAGCCAAAAGAAAAGTTTTAGTGGCTGGTCGAAGATTTGGGAAATCTTATTTAAGTTTAATGTGGTTACTATCTCGGAAGATAGAACCTAATGAAAGAAGATGGATTATTACACCTACTTACAGGCAAGGTAAGACAACGACATGGAAACTATTAAGGACTATATTTAGAGATTATGATGCACAAGTTAATGAATCTGAATTACTGGTCAAACTTCCTAATGGAGCAGAGATTGCAATTAAAGGATCAGAGCAAGAAAATAATCTTAGAGGTGCTGGGATTGATATGGTATGTATGGAAGAATACAGCTACATCAAACCTCATGTCTGGGAAGAAATTATCTACCCTATGCTTACAACAACAGATGGGGATGCTTTGTTTATAGGTACACCTAATGGCTACGATCATTTATATGATGCCTATATGCTAGGACAGGGCAAGAGTATTGACTGGAAATCTTGGCAATTTACAACTGTAGATGGTGGCTTTGTACCAGAAAAGGAAATAGAGAAAGCTAAATCAATGATGGATGAAAGGGCTTTTAGAACAGAGTTTTTAGCCTCGTTTGAAACAACAGGCAATAGGGCAGCGTATAACTTTGATAGGCAGATCCATGTAAAGCAAACAGATCAAAGGACTAGCAGATTAGCATGGGGAATTGACTTTAATGTCGATTACATGAGTGCAGTTCTTATTATGGAATTTACTAACTCAATCCATTATCTTAATGAAATTAGACTTACCAATTCTAATACAGAAGAAATGGCAAAGGAAATGAAAAAGATTGCTCCTAATATTCCTGTTTATCCAGATGCCGCTGGTAGATCCAGATCAACTACAAGCAATCGTTCTGACCACCAAATCCTCAAAGACCATTCTTTTTATATTATAGCTAAGAAAGCTAATCCACCTATAATTGATAGGTTAAACGCTTTGAATAGAATGTTAAAAGATGCTAATGGTAAAATCAGAATGACTGTAGATCCTAAATGTGTTTATTTAATAAAAGATTTAGAACAGGTACAAAGAACCAGAGATGGTAAGATTGATAAAAGCGATATAAAACTCACTCACATGATGGATGCTTGTTCTTATTATATATCCTATAAGTACCCAGTAGTGAAAAGAGAAGCGGTGAGTTACGAATGGTAATATTTATAATGGGCGTATTAGTTGGAATTTTGGGAGCATTAATTGGTCTGCATCTATATGGTTTATCTCTGGATAAAGAACATAAAGATAGAAAGCGAAGAATAATGGCAGATATGATGATTAACCAGAATAGGGCTGTTAGCTAATGAATTATTATGATATGATTACAATCCCAGACTTAGGGAAGAAAGCAGTATTTGAATCTATAAAAAATGCAGAAGATATTGTATTCCAGCAAGAGTATAAGCAAAGACAAATGTCACTAGATTTCTACTATAATAAAGGCGTAGAAAGTTATGTACAGGAATACTTTAGCGGTGCATCATTAAGTCAGATACCTACATTACCACTAGGGAAAGTAGTATCAAGATTTGCTAGAGCCAGAATGATGCTATACAAAAACCCAGCTAAGAGATTTATAGGTGGAGAACTCGCAGAAGAATATCTAACCTATACTCATCATCTTAATTCACAAAGCAGATTAGCAAGTGAATTAGCTTGGTTACTGGGAACGATCCATGTCAAAAGCGTATGGAATAACAGGCTACAAAAAATACAGTATCATATATTGCCGAATGTTAGAGAATACTACTATGAAGGTGAGTTAGAGCCTTATGGCTATAGCTATGAACGAGGCACAAATATTAAAGGTGATAGGGAGTTTGTATTCTGGTCAGAAGATAGGGAAGGTGAACAGGGGATGCACTTCTTATTTGATATTAATGGAAGGATCTATCCACTAGAAGGCAATCCAGAAATGATTAATCCTTATTCTCTTAACCCAATAAGTAGAATACAATTTCCCTATGATGCTCAAGATGTCACTATGGCTTCACTACATTGTAGCATCGCTTTTACAGAAGTTATGTTAGCTACTCGCTATCAGATGGGATCTCCTGTAGTTACTGGATTAGATGAGGCTGTTCCGAATTTAAAATGGGGAGTAGATAGATTAATATCACTTCCAGAAGGTGCATCTATGAATTTTGTTTCACCGCCTTCTAATATTCCTAGTATGATTGAATCGGTTAAGCAGCTACTAAACATCACAGGACAGAATCACGCTCTTGCAGTTAGATGGGGTGAACAAGGACAAGTTCCAAGTGGTCAAGCCTTAAAGATTTTAAACATGGAGAACTTAGAGAACAGGGAATCAGACATACCTATGTTTGTAGACTTCGAGAATAGTCGTTATTCGATAGATCGTAAAGTTATTGAAGTTCATACTGGTAAAGTATTTGATGAGTCTTATTCGGTTGATTTTAGTGAGTCAGAATATCCAGAAGATTGGTCAAAAGAAAAAGATCGCCTTACTTTTATGATGGATAATGGATTGATGAGTCAGAAGGATTTATTAAGACATTTTAATCCAGATATTACAGATGAAGAATTAGAAGAAAAACTTTCTACAATACAGGAAGAAACTCCAGAACCAGAAGCACCAGCTTCACCATTACTATCGGCTTTAAGAAGTGACTAAAGATCAAATAGCAGAACAATTCGCAGACTCGCTAGAGAAAGCACAACTAGCTATGGTTGATGAGATCCTAGCCCTTAAAGATTCTATGCTTAGGGATGAGTTTATGTCTTTAATGTCTAGTATAGATGTAAGGGATTATGTATTAAATCAAATAGGATTACAAAAAGACATAGACATATTAATGTCGCAGTATGAAAGCGTATTGCTAGGCATGGAGTTTACTGGAGCAGTTACAGAAGAAACTTTATTGGCTTTAGTTAAATTAGATAGAGCAACCTTTATAAGCCAGATTAATACAATGGGTGAAAAAGTAGTGGATGAAGCTATTAAGGGAGTCGTAGGAAATAAAACTACAGCCCAGATAACAGAATCAATACTAAGTGGATCTGGTGGAGTGCTAAGAAAAGATCAAGCTAAGACATTAGCGAATACTGCTTTAAATACATTTGAAAGAACTGTCACGAGTGAGATGGCTAGATTTGATACAGAAGATGCTACCTATGTATATCAAGGGATTATAGATGATAAGACCAGAGATATATGCCTAGAGATGATGTCTGCTGGAGCATTGACTAGATCAGAAATAGATAGTAGATATACTGGAGCATTTATTGATGGCGGTGGCTTTAATTGTAGACATAGATGGGCTAGAGAAACATCAGTATCTAGGAAGCTAACAGATTCAAAAGATGCAATTAAGCAGATTGAAAAGAAAGGTGGATTTAAAAAAACACCATTAACACCTCAACAACAATTAGAACAGAATGGCTAATCTAGGTAAGATACCAGAATTTAAAAGATCTTTTTGGAAAGCAATAGGAGATGAGGTTGCTGATAGAATTAGAGTACATACTACTAAGGGCGGTAAGGATGTATTCAATAAGCCTTTTAAACAATACTCAAAAGGTTATGCTGAAAGAAAGCCTAAAATAGCCAGAGGCGGACAGAACTTTGGATCTAAGGTTAATCTACAACTATCTGGCGATATGATGAGAAACCTACAAACTAGAGGCTTTACAAATGAGTCTGTAGTTATTGGCTGGTCTGGTGTAGAAGCACAGAAGATAGGCTGGAACTCTGAAATGGGAAGATCGGTCACTACTAGAGCAAAGCCAGTAAGTAGTGGAGTATTAAGATTTGTTTTAAAAGAAATTGATAGGCAGATAGAGAAGAACATTAAAAAACAAACTTCTAAGCCTATTAATTATAAAATAGGTAAATAAAGAAAGGACTCTGATATGAGCGAAGAAACAGTACAAGATAGCGTACAAGATAAGACGATAAGTCAAGAAGGTTCACTTAATGATCGTGAAAGTGAATTACTGCGAGAAATCATGCAAAAGAAAGAACGATTACAGAAAGCTGAATCAAAAGCAGCAGAACTAGAAAAGAAGATCGAAGAAGATAAACAGGCACAATTAGCAAAAAATCAAGAATGGCAAAAGCTATATGAAGATAGTAAAACTAAACTTGATGCTGTGATGCCAGAGTTAGAATCTTATAAAGCTAGGGATGTAGCAGAAAAAGATAAAATGCTTTCAGACTTTCCAGAAGAAGATAGGGAAGTTTTTAAGGAAATGAACTACAGTCAATTAAAGGTGGTTCATAATAAATTAATTTCAAAACCAAATAATGTACCGAATGTGGATTCCGCTCCAGCTTCTGCTTATCAAGGTTATGCTTCACTTAAAGAAGCTGCTCAAGATAAGGCTGCTGGAAAGATAAATGGTTCGACCTATGAGAAAATCAAAGAAGCCTTTACATCTAAGTTCAATTAATCATAATCCTACTACTGGATTTGATACTGGGAGCGTAGCTAGTGCTGTTACTAAAGATGGTGAGCATATCTATGTTTCTAATGGTGAAAAGATCCCTTATGAGGATGGATTTAGAATTTCTGTAGGTCAAGAGAAAGTTCCACTATGTAAGGAATTAGTATCAACCTTTAACCATATATCTCAAGAAAAATGGGATGCAATATTCGGCAAAAAGGAGTAAAAGATGGCAGCTGGTGATAGCGGTCTGTTTAGCGGTGGCTTATTAGAAGTCATAGAATCAGAAGCGATAATCAAATTTTCAGAAGCAAATGTAACTATGCCTTTGGTAACTGTAAAAGGGCATCCAAAAGCAGACCAAGTAACATTTATAGCTTATAACACAGGATCAAACACCTTAACAAGTGCAGATGTAGCAGCAACAGCAGAAAATACTGTTACGCCTTCTACAAGTCTAAATACAGACAAGAAAACTGCAACGCTAGATATGTATTCAGTAATGATACCTATGTATGATGAGGCTCAATTATCTAATGCAGATGATATAGCTACTAATGTAGGTGCATTAGTTGGTAATGCTATGGCAGCAAAAGCTGATGCTTTATTAAATGCAACATTTGATGGATTTAGTAATGCAGTTGGTGCAGCCGATGCAGCCCTTACTGTTGATAATCTATTTGCAGCCTTATCAAACTTAAAGCAGAATTCTTCGATTGGTCAGCCACAAGCTGTATTAGATCCAAGACAAATCTGGGGAACTTATGGAGTTCATAATGACCTAGTAACTGCTGCACAGTTTGCTGGTTCTGGCGTACAGGATGAAGGTGCAAGAACTGGATTTGTAAGTCAAATTGCTGGTATCAATATCCATTCCTCACCAGAGTTTACAGTTGCATCAAGTGCTGTTAAAGGCGGTGTATTTGTACAAGGTGCATTAGGTATGGGTTATGCTGGTGAAATGATTAGAACAGAAGTCTATCGTGAGGGTTCATATCTTCGTGATAACATCATTGGCTCTGGTTTCTGGGGAGTTACAGAAATCGTAGATGGCTGGGGTGTTGAAGTTCTAAGTCAAGTAGCTTAATCTAAGATAAAAAGAATGGGGCGGTTAATTCCGCCCTGTTCAAATAGGAAAATATTATGGCAGTAGGCACAAAGAAAAGTTTTAATGGATTATTAAGGGAGTATTTTAGCGATGTAGCTGGGATCACATCTGGATCTAAGAGTCTTAACGATTCTGTTAGGTTAGGATTACAGGCATTAGGTTATTCTGGATCTATAAATAATATGTTAAAACAATGGGCTAACAGTCAAGGCGGTGCTGGTACAAGTATTAATACAGCATTAAGAAAAGCCTTTGCAGATATGCAAGGTGAAACAGGAGTTTCAATCGGTGGAATGGCTGATGAATATCTAGGCAATATAAACTGGAACTCTATACTAACAAAATTTGAAGATGAAGATCGTAAATGGAACTTCATTGATTAAACCATACAGAAATGCTGTATAAATAATCTCATGGAAAGGAGAATACAATGGCGGCTTTAGGCTCACAATCAATAGCATCATCTTATGAACAACTACTTCATGTAGATACAGATGGTGGGGGAAATGGAACAACTTTAGTACCAGTAAAAGATGGAGATAATGGTACAACATTCGCTATGCAATTGTCAACTACAACGATTTGTATTGATAATCCAACGGCAAGTGCAGCAGACCAAGGTGGTATATTAAGACTTCAATCTGATGATGGTGCTGTTATGGCATCTGGTCATAGGCTTGGAGTTATTGAATTTGCTGGAGCAGAAGATACTTCTAATACAATAACAGTTGGAGCTAGAATAGAAGCTCTTACAGATGCTACTTGGTCAGCATCAGAAAATGGTGCAGCTTTATTATTTTATACTACTGATGGAGATGCAAGTCAATCAGAAAAAATGAGAATTAATAGTTCAGGAAACGTAGGAATTGGAGCATCTCCAAATTCATTTCATGCAGACCAAACATATTTACAAATAGGTGGAACTGGCAGTATTTTTTCTCAGACTGCTGTAGGTGCAAGTAAAAGTATGTGGATTGGGCAGAATGTTCAACATGATGCAGATGGTAGTTGGGATGTAATCACAGAAGATGAATCAAGTGTTTATGAACAAAATGGTGGTAGACACTATTTTTATACAGCTCCTAGCCACGCAACTGATTCTGTATTAACAGCTAGAATGATAATTACTCAAGCTGGATCAGTAGGTATTGGAGTTACTTCTCCAAGTACAGCAAAACTTGAAATTGGAGGTGGAGCATATAATACTAGCTTATTAATTAAAGGAGCTGCGGCTAACTCTGGAATAATTTTTAAAGATAGCGATGACAATACTGACGGTTATGTTTATGCAGATGGTTCTGGAATTGGATTTTTAGATACTGATGGTAATTGGGCTATTTCATGTGAGACAGATACTGTTACGACTTTTCTTATTAATAATTCTGCAAGAATGAAAATAGATGCCAACTCTCGCATTTCGTTAAGTAATAATGATAGTGGAGCTGATAATACAGTCTTTGGATTTTTAGCTGGTAATAGTTTAGGAAGTGGTCACGATAGAAATGTTCTGATTGGGGATTACGCTGGAACAAATGTTCAAGCAGATTCAAATGTAATGATAGGTAGAGCGGCAGGAGATGCGATTACTTCTGGAGGGCATAATATTGTAATTGGAGATTCAGCATTAGGAACAGCTACAACTGCAACAGAAAATATAGCAATAGGTAGCGATGCTATGAGTGCGGTTCAAGCTGGTCAAGCTGTAACTGGAGTTGTAGCAATAGGAAAAGATGCTTTAAAAGGTGGAGCTAGTACAACTACTGGAGTAGATAAAAGTGTGGCTATTGGTTATTATGCGTTAAAGGTTGCTACAACTGGAGCGTTAAATACAGCAGTAGGTAATTTAGCCTTAACAGATTTAACAACTGGAGTCTCAAATTCTGTACTTGGTTCAGAGGCTGGAGCTAACATTACTATTGGTAGATATAACGTAGCAATAGGTGTTAATACTTTAATTACAGAAGATATAGGAGATGGAACAACAGCAGTAGGAACTGGTGCTGGTGGTTATCAAAATTCAAATAGTGATAATGAAGAAACTGGTAATTCTCTTTTTGGCTTTGCAGCTGGAGAATTTAATGTAACTGGTACAAATAACACTTATATTGGTTATCAATCTGGTAAAGGAGCATTGAATCAAAGTCATTCAGCAAACACAGGGTTAGGCTATGGCTCATTAAAAAGTATAACAACTGGCAGTAGTAATACAGCAATCGGTGCTTACGCCATGCAAATTGCGACTACTGCAACTGTTAATACAGCAATCGGTGGTGAAGCTATGTCTGGAATAACAACTAATGCTGTTCAAGATGCCGTAGCAGTTGGATATGGAGCATTTAAAGGTCATACCTCAACAAGTACAGCAACAAATGGTACAGTTGCTATTGGAAGAGCAAGTTTATTCGCTCTTACAACAGGGTCAAATAATACAGCTATTGGTTATCAATCTATGACTGAAACCACAGGAGGAAATTACAATACTGCTATTGGTTATCAAGCGATGTATCGAGATGCTGGACTTGCAAATATACATAATACTTTTGTAGGTCAAGGTATTGCCTCTGGAGATTGGGCGAATAATCCCTCTACTTATAATACTGGCTTAGGTTCTGGTGTAATGCAAGGTGCTATGGATGGAGCAACTAATAATACTGGAATAGGTGTAGATGCTTTAAATGCTCTTGTATCTGGTGACCAATGTACAGCCGTTGGAAAAGGTGCTTTAAGTGCAAATGTAAGTGGAAGCTATATAACAGCTATAGGTAATAATGCCTTAACAGCTTGTACTGCTAGTGAAAATACTGCTGTAGGTTGGGATGCTGGTGGCTCAATAGTTGGGGGTGCTAGCAATGTAATGATTGGAAGCAACGCTGGAGATACTTTAACAACAGGGAATCAAAATACTTGTTTAGGAGATTCTTCTGATGTAAGTGCTACTGGCTCAACAAATCAAACTGCTATAGGTTATGCAACAATAGCACAAGCAGACAACTCAGTAACTCTAGGAAATGCTAGTGTAACTAGGGTTTATATGAGTCAAGATGGCGATGCTGAAATGTATGCTAATGGAACTATTAATACATCTGATAAAAGACTAAAACAAGATATTAAAAATACTGATTTAGGTTTAGATTTTATAAATAATCTAAGACCAGTTTCTTATAAACTTAAAAAAGACAAACAAGTCAATAAAATTAAATATGGAATTATTGCACAAGAAGTACAAGAAGTATTAAAGAAAACTAATAATCAAAATTTTGCTGGTATAACAGATAAAGGAGATTTTTTAGGTGCTGATTATGTTCAGTTTATAGCACC